CTAAATGAAGAGTCTATTAAACATATAAATCGCTTGTTAAAATCACTTCCAATTAGTGCAATTGAAATTGTAGAAGAAATAACAGCTGAAATAAATAAAGGTTTAATAGAAGATAAAAAATAAAATTAAATGGATATTAGAAAGATTTCCATTGGCTCAGACTATAAGTCTGGTTCAATGCATTACATTATAAATCAACCTGTTCTGGGTGGTGAATATAAAATACACTTAATACAGGCTAATGAAAAAACCCAATCATATAAATTATGGGTTGAAAAAAATAAAGAAATATTTATATGGAAAGAATTTCTTTACACCTTACCAATAACATTAGAATATAATATAAACTTTTAATGAGAGCTTTATATTCGTTTATAGTAAAGCCTTACAATAACCGAAGATACGACAATATAAAATCTATCGGTGGATTAGAGTTTGTAACAAGTGTTTCTGAAGAAGACCACACTGTGTCTAATCGTTATGCAGAAGTAATGTCGTTGCCTTTGAATTATAAAGGAGAGGTAAAAATTGGAGACACTTTATTAGTACATCATAATGTTTTTAAATTTTACAACGATATGTATGGAAATACTAAAAGTGGTAAAAGTTTTTTTAAAGAAAATATGTTTTTTGTAGAAGAAGATCAATTCTTTTTATACAAGCATAATGGTAAATGGAAAGCACATGGAAAATATTGTTTTGTAAAGCCAGTAAATAAAAAGAAAACTTTTTTAGATAAACATACAAAATACGAACCTTTAATTGGAATTGTTAAATACATAAACGAACAACTATTACAGTTAGGAGTTAAAGAAGGTGACGAAGTAATTTTTGAACCCGAAAGCGAATATGAGTTTACAGTTGAAGATGAAATATTATACCGAATGTTTACTAATAACATAACAGTAATATTAAATGACAAATAAAGAATTAAAATTACAAATTATTGAAGCAGGAGAAAAAGCTGTTAAACAATTAGTAAAAGTAGCTAAAGAAGATATTATTAAATATGATGCGGAAGATGAGTTAGCGGCTGATAGATTAAAAAATGCTGCAGCTACAAAAAAATTATGTATTATGGATGCTTTTGAAATACTAAAAAAAATAGAAGAAGAAAAAGACTTATTAGATGGTAACATAGTTAATAGTAAAAATAATACATTAAAAGGATTTGCAGAGTCAAGATCAAAATAGTATATATAAAGTTTTAAAAAACTATATACCTAATAGTGTGATGGCTAATAAAAATAAAGCTAAAACATGGAAATACGGTTATAATGAAAAATATAAATTAGTAATTATATCAAGAGACGGTACTTTAGGAGATATCTATGAGATTAGTAATGTAATTATTGGATTACCAAAAACGCCTAAAACTTTTGATAATCAAAAAGAAAAAAAAGAAAATCAAGTTTGGACACCTACAATTCAACCAAAAGTATTAAAAAGAATACAGTCTATATTTCAGTGGAATGAAATGCCAGTTTCTTTCAAAAATTCTTGGGTAGATTATATAGAAAAAGAATTTGATAAAAGAGAGGAAGGGCATTGGTTTTTAAACAATGGTATACCTACTTACATAACAGGTACGCATTATATGTATTTGCAATGGACTAAAATAGATGTTGGCCATCCTGATTTTAGAGAGGCTAATAGAATATTTTATATTTTTTGGGAAGCTTGTAAGGCTGATAATCGTAGTTTTGGTATGTGTTATTTAAAAATAAGACGTTCAGGTTTTTCATTTATGAGTTCTTCGGAAGGCGTTAATCAAGCAACCATTACAAGAGATGCACGTATAGGTATTTTATCTAAGACTGGTGCTGATGCTAAAAAAATGTTTACAGACAAAGTAGTCCCTATTTCAAATAATTATCCTTTCTTTTTTAAACCTATACAAGATGGTATGGATAAACCAAAAACTGAATTAGCTTATCGTGTTCCTGCGTCTAAAATTACTAAAAAAAATATGTATGTAACTGATAAAGAAGATTTAGACGGGTTAGACACAACTATAGATTGGAAGAATACATCAGACAACTCATATGATGGAGAAAAACTTCAATACTTATTACATGATGAAAGTGGTAAGTGGGAAAGGCCTGAAAATATTTTAAATAATTGGCGAGTTACTAAAACTTGTTTAAGGCTTGGTAGTAAAATAATAGGTAAGTGTATGATGGGTTCAACCTCTAATGCATTAGATAAAGGAGGTGCTAATTTTAAAAAATTGTTTGAAGATTCTGATGCATCTAAAAGAAATCAAAATGGACAAACTAAATCAGGTTTATATAATTTGTTTATACCAATGGAATGGAATTTTGAAGGATATATAGATAAATACGGTATGCCAGTGTTGTTTACGCCTAAAAAAACTGTAGTAGGAATGGATGGTGAAGATATAAATACAGGAGCAATAAACTATTGGAAAAATGAAGTAGACTCATTATCTTCTGATCCTGATGCACTTAATGAATTTTACCGTCAGTTTCCAAGAACAGAATCTCACGCATTTAGAGATGAATCAAAACAATCTTTGTTTAATTTAACAAAAATTTACCAACAAATAGATTTTAATGATAGTTTAATTTTAGGACAGCATACTACAAAAGGTTCATTTCAATGGGAGAATGGGGTTAAAGATAGTAAGGTAATATTTAGTCCAAATAAAAGTGGTAGATTTTTAGTATCTTGGACACCAGCAAAACATTTACAAAATAAAATTTTTTTGAAACACGGAATAAAATATCCTGCTAACGAACATATAGGTTCGTTTGGTTGTGATAGTTATGATATTTCAGGAGTTGTTGTAGGAAAAGGTTCTAACGGAGCTTTGCATGGAATGACTAAATTTAATATGGATGATGCTCCTTCAAATGAATTTTTTTTAGAATATATTGCACGACCACAAACAGCAGAGATATTTTTTGAAGAAGTATTGATGGCTTGTGTATTTTATGGTATGCCAATATTATGTGAAAATAATAAACCAAGATTATTGTATCATTTTAAAAACAGAGGGTATAGAGGATTTTGTATGAATAGACCAGACAAAAGATATAATAAATTATCAAAAACAGAAAGAGAATTAGGTGGTATTCCTAATTCATCAGAAGATGTAAAACAATCTCATGCGGCTGCAATAGAATCCTATATTGAAAAACATATAGGGTTAGATTTAGACGGTACATTTAGAGATGTTGATATTATGGGAACTATGCCTTTTCAACGTACATTAGAGGATTGGGCAAAGTTTGATATAACAAACAGAACAAGGTTTGATGCTGCAATAAGTTCAGGATTGGCTATAATGGCTAATCAAAAGCATCTGTACACACCTACTAAACAAAAATCAAAAATAAGTGTTAACTTTGCACGATATGATAATAAGAGTTCCATTAGTCAATTAATAAGATAAATGAAAGGAATAAGTATAGATATAAAATCCGCTGCTTTTCCCGATCAGTTTGTTTCTGATTCTCAAAAGAAAACTAAAGAATTTGGATTACAAGTAGGTCAAGCTATTCAGTATGAATGGTTCAGGAAAGAAGGGGTAAACCAATGTAGGTTTTACAGTCAATGGTGGGAATTTAATCGTTTAAGATTATATGCTCGTGGAGAACAATCCATAGCTAAATATAAAAATGAATTAGCTGTAGACGGTGATTTATCTTATTTAAATTTAGACTGGACACCTGTTCCTGTTATTCCTAAGTTTGTTGATATTGTAGTAAATGGAATGTCGGACAGATTATTTACTGTTAAGGCATACGCTCAAGATGCTATGTCATCAGAAAAAAGGGGTGAGTTTCAAAACATGGTAGAAAAAAGTGTTATTTCTAAAGACTTATTTCAACAAATAGAAAAAGATTTTGATGTAAAATTGTTTAGCATGAATCCTGATGAATTACCTGAAAGTGATTTAGAAATGGAGCTTTATATGCAAATGAATTATAAACCTGCAATTGAAATAGCAAATGAAGTTGCTATTAATACATTATTAGAAGAAAATCATTATTCACACACTCGTAAAAGATGTGACATGGACTTAATGACTTTAGGTTTATCTGTAGTAAAACATAACTTTCAGTTAGGTGATGGGATAAGAGTGGAGTATGTTGATCCTGCTAATGTAGTTTATAGCTATACTGAAGATCCTTACTTTAAAGATTGTTTTTATTGGGGAGAAATTAAAACAGTACCTATTGGTGAGTTGTTAAAAATAAAACCTGATTTAACTAATGAAGACTTAGAAGAAATATCAAAATACAGTCAAGCATGGTATCAGTATTATAATGTTGCTGCTATGTATGAAAACTCTATGTTTTATAGAGATACAGTTACATTAATGTATTTTAATTACAAAAGCACAAATACTTTTGTATATAAAAAGAAACAAACTGCAACAGGAAATTATAAAGTAGTTCCTAAAACTGACGAATTTAATCCACCACAAGAAATGATGGATGAAGGTAAATTTGAAAAAGTAACAAAAAAAATAGATGTATGGTATGATGGTGTAATGGTAATGGGAACTAATATATTATTAAAGTGGGAGCTTGCTAAAAATATGGTTAGGCCACAGTCAGCAAGTCAATACGCTATGCCTAATTATGTAGCTACAGCACCAAGAATGTACAAAGGTAATATAGAATCTTTAGTAAGAAGAATGATACCTTTTACTGATTTAATACAGATGACTCATTTAAAATTACAACAAGTAATTTCAAGAGTTGTACCTGATGGTGTATTTATAGATGCAGATGGATTAAACGAAGTTGATTTAGGAACAGGAAATGCATATAACCCTGAAGATGCTTTAAGATTATATTTTCAAACGGGTAGTGTTATTGGTAGGAGTTTTACTCAAGATGGTGAGTTTAATAATGCTAAAGTACCTATTACACAACTTACTTCTTCCAGTGGTTCACAAAAAATGCAAATGTTAATTGGTAATTACAATCATTATATGAATATGATTAGGCAAGTAACGGGATTAAATGAAGCACGTGATGGAAGCACGCCTGATCCTAACTCTTTAGTGGGTGTTCAAAAATTAGCCGCACTTAACTCTAATACTGCAACAAGACATATTTTAGAGGGTAGCTTGTATTTAACACAAACTTTAGCTGAAGCATTATCTATAAGAACAGCTGACGTTTTAGAGTATTCAGACTTTGCAGATGAATTTACTCAACAAATTGGAAAATACAATGTAGGGTTGTTAGATGATATAAAAAACTTATATATATATGACTTTGGTATTTTTATTGAAGTTTCTCCTGATGAAGAACAGCAAGCATTATTAGAGGCAAATATACAAACTGCTTTAAACAAACAAGATATTAATTTAGAAGACGCTATAGATATAAGAGAGTTAAAAAATATAAAAATGGCTAATCAGTTGTTAAAAGTTAAAAGAAAACAAAAGCAACTACAAGACTCACAACAAAAAGAAAAAGAACAACAGATGCAGGCTCAGATTAATATGCAGTCACAACAAGCGGCTGCTCAAATAGCTATGCAAAAAATTCAAATGGAGACACAATCTAAAATGCAAATAAAACAAGCAGAGGTTGGTTTTGAAATAGAAAAACTTAAAAATGAAGCTGCGTTAAAAGAATCTTTAATGCAAACAGAATTTCAAATGAATATGCAGTTAAAGGGTTTAGAACAATCACAAATAGATATGCGTGAGCAGAATAGAGAAAAATCTAAAAACCAAAGAATAAGTCAGCAGTCATCAGAACAATCAAGATTAATAGACCAACGTAAAAATAATTTACCTCCTATAAATTTTGAGTCTAATGAAGATAGTTTAGACGGTTTTGACTTAGCTGAGTTTGACCCACGATAGCTTAAAAAAGTTATTGTATAATTATTAACTTTGTATAAATTAAATTAAATTAAATGGATAATATTAAAGTAAAAGCTGTAGAGTTTATTGAAGACAATAAATCTCAAGCAGAAATAGAAGAAAAACTTCTAAAAGAACACGCAGAGCAAGAAGATACTGCGGAAAATGTAGTAGAACAAACAGAAACACAACCTGAAGTAGAGGAAAAAGAAGAAGTAAAAGAAGAAGTTCAGGTTCAAGAAGAAACTCCCTCGTCAGAGTTAAATGACGAAGACGTTCTTAAATATATTAAAAATAGATATGATAGAGATATTAATTCTGTTGATGATTTATTTGCACAACAACAAGCAAATGAAGAGTTG